TTGCCTCCTCCTTGTTCCCAGCATCTCGATACGATTGAGCCAGATAGAAGACATAACGGTCATTATCCGGTTCCTTTTCAACCTCAGCCAGTAGAGTTTCTGCGTCTCTGGAATACTTCTCCTTCTCGCTCAAGCCCTTAGAGCGGTTTCCAAGTGTACGTCCAATCATGTGGATTTCAGATGGCAACTTACCAATCTTGTTATCTTTCTTGTCATTCGTAGGATACTCGTGTAGAACACCCACATAACGCCAACCATCGCCTGCCTTAAAAATCTGGGTACGGGCATACTGCATAATGCCTCGGCGAATCTCAATGTGAAGGGCATTGGGAGTAAACTTCTCGAATACGTCGTGAAAGATCTTCTTTGCGCCCGGAGGGAATGACATCAGGTCATCGGCATCAATCATAAGAATATAGTCCATGCGTCCATCGCAGAGTTTCAAAGCCTCTGAACGGCTCGCACCGAATCCCTTCCACTCTCGCTCAAACACCTCACCCTCGATGCCCTTTTCAGTATAAAAATCCTTGATAATTTGAATTGTGTTATCTGATGAACCTGTGTCTACGATTACGTATGTATCAATAAGAGCAACAGTTGATTCCAACACTTCCTTGATGATGTGGCTCTCATCCTTTACAATCATACATAGACCAAACTTCATTTATTTAATGATACGATTATAGTTCTAAAATCCATTTGTCCTTTGGTAGTACAGGCAGAGTGCCGTTCGTCCGATGCGTAATAATTTCATCCCATGTCGACTTCATCGCTTGAAAATGAGTCGGCATCCATTCTAGATCCTTTTGAATTAACTTCTTGCGTTTGGTTACCAAGACCCAGTACAGAATCTGCCATTCCATCAAATTCTCTAAAGTCGCAACCTGCCACTCGTGTGGACCACGTGGATCTGCGAATGATCTATATTTTACTTCTCCCGAATCAGAAACCGCAAAACAAGATTTGTATTGTGTTTTCGTTTCGAACCATTGAGAGTAGTTCATTGTCTTAAACTGCATCTCTACATAATCACATTCTAGCAAACCTGTACATTCCATTTGTAGTTGCATTTGATGATAATAGTGATCTGGTACCGGAGTTGTTTCATCAAAAGGACGAGAGATAGGACACTTGAGCTCAATAAGTCGTCCATTCCTGTCATCATTTGAAAGAATCAACCCATCTGGCGAAGCGCCTAGAAATGAATGTTCTGGGTGGGTTACGCAAGATAGATCAACCAATTGAACACCCTCTTCAATACAGTATATTTCTTTTGCGACTGGTTCAAACCGTGTTCCCCAGATAAGAGCTCCGACACCCGGGCCATCCTGTCTTTTAGGAGGTGAGAGTTTAGAAAGAATGAGCTCCTGCCTGGCAGACGGAGACGCATTTGAAAATGATTTCCAGATTTCAGAAGCAGTCAACATTTCACCTCGCTTTGTAAACCATGCCTGTGTGCGCTGATCGTCGATTCCATAATGCTCTAATAGAAACTTGATCTTATCTTCAGTATTCATTTGTTAGGGTATACATTGTGGCAATAGTAAAACCCGTTTTTGATGTAGGGTTTTAATGTTGAGATTGGAGACCTAATAATATGGAACAAATTCAGAGTCAAGAGCAATGGGTGCTTCATCGTCTAGAAAAGTTTTATACGAATCCGGAAAACCTAAAGAAGGTATCAGATATCCTAAACGGAACGTCAACTCTATCTCTTCGTCTTATAGATTGGTTTGTTACCAACTACGCCAAAAAGTTCAACGTTGCTTTTATGACAAAGAACCAAAGATACATCATTGTGTATCTGTCGTACAAGAGTCATCTGAAGGCGTACAGCAAGAAGATGTTCGACCCGTTCTGTCGCTGTAAACGAATCAAGTTCAATGGACTGGACACAACGGTTGGCCAACTAAACTTCTTTGAGTGGATTCTAACCGATGAGATCATTGATTTTTTAGAGGCAAATCGCGAGAAGGTTCATGCTGATATGGAATCTCGTCTTCAGGAACTAAAGGAAACAGTTGATAAGGATACGCGCAGGAAACGTCATGAACTTTCGAATAGCGCAACTAACAGTCTGTCAAGGCACGATGTTACATTAAAAGTTTCATTCGACTGATGCGTCAGGCAGTAATAATCATAAACCTCCTAAAACACCAAAGATGTTTTCAGTATTGAGACCATCTCTGTTGTACACTGACATTTCACCCGACATAGCAGAACACGACGAAGATCACGATGCGTCCGAATGGGCATACTCAGATAAGATGGTATTTCGGGGTTCGTTAGATGCTACATACAAAACAGAAGGACTTGACGTGTATTGGTTATACGATGACAATCTCAACCGAATTGGACTAGCAGAGCATGAAACAAACGACCATTCTATTTTTGAAACACTCTGGTTCAAAGATACGCCATTTGGTACCCTGCTACAAGAGGACTGGACTGCGAATGGTTCGTTGTTTTCAAAAATGACACCCGAAGCGTATCAGGATTCAACCGACATTGATCTTCTTCTCAAAGCAAGAGATAGATTGATAACGCCAGACTATATAGCAAGAGGACTCCCAGATGTATATGAATGCTCTTGTGGGGCTTCCTTTTCACCAACCGCATGTGCGTCAGTGAAAAAAAAGGTATCCATTACAGAACCAATTTTTGTTGATGAATCATTTATTATGTATCAACCACCGCCTAATTCGGCTGTGTGGTCTAGGCTGGGGCTGCCGCAGTGCGGCGCTTCCGACCAGGAGCAGGAGCAGGCTCGTGTAGAGCCTCCTGTACCGGTGCATCCTCAACAGGAGTCTCCTGCGTAGGTGCTACCTCGGTCACTGAACCAGTAGCGGAATTGCCACCATCATCGTCTACTGCCTCGAAAGCCGAAGCAGCGGTTAGGCGATTCTGGGGGAATACCTGTGCCATGGAGACACGCCAGGTGACTCCGAAAGATTGCCCGATGATATACACCGAGCCACTCACAATGATATTCGCGCCGACTCCCTTGGGGAATACAGAGCGAAGAGAATCAATGGTGAGATATACGGGCTTGGCAGAAGAATCCACGACGTCCATAGACACGCGGCCATCATAAACGGGAATCTTCAGACGGAAGGAAGGCGGGTACTTTCCGTTAGGAATGTACTCATCTCCGACCTTGTCAGAAGACACGCTCAAGATACTGCGGTCATTGAAACTGTCGCGAATCGACTCCTCGCCACGCTTCTTTCCGAACCACTTGGAACTGTTTTCCGTGGCAGTCTGGATCAGCTTCTCCTGAACATCCAGAAGGAAGTTGTAGAGCTTGGACATTTCATCATCATTAGTAGAACGAGTCTTCGCATACGGGTCGCAACCCTTGAGAGACCCGATGAGGGAATAAGATACATTGCCGGTCTTCTCGTCCTCCCGTTGAAGGAGGCCGCCAGGGAACGACATACGAGGGAGGCGCAGCTGGAAGTTCTGATTATCATACTTTAGAGATACTCCATTACCACCTTGCTTGTTGCGCTTGGGCTCGCTGAACGTTACGTGGTCGATATTTGCGTTGGTTGCGTTTACGATTGCACTGGTTGACATATTAGCTTATTATATTGATGATTGTATGATGCTGACATGTAAATCCGTTTTCAAAGAACAAAATCAGAATAGATAACAAACATGCTATGTTCCGCTTGCCGCAATAAGACATCGACAGAACGATGTCCATCAAAAGCATTGAAAAATCTATTGTTTTGTGGAAAACACGCAAAATCAAAGAACGTGAGGTTATGGGCCGAGGTCAATTCTGTTGGAGATCATGCGACCCTTATCCAGAAGGTATGGAGAGGCTATAGAATCAGAAGCCTTATAAGGTTAGCAGGACCAGGAGTTCTTTGCAGGAAAGACTGTCACAATGAAGAGGAATTTTTCACATGTGAGGAGCGTGAAAAGGTACATCCAATGAACTACTTTGGTCTAACAGAATCTGGAAAACTTTACTGGTTCGATATTCGTAGTATATTTCAGTGGTCTGTTGAGAATCTGAAACCTACGAATCCGTACACAAAACAAGATCTGTCATTAGATGATCGAAAGAGAATGAAAGAGTGTGTATATCGCAGAGAACTAACGCTTCTTCCGTTATTTCATGATGTATCGTACACACTGAACCGGGATAAACTTTATGCCATGCGTTGGATAATGATTTCTCAATTTTTAGAAGAACAACTTTTTGAAGAATTTAATCCAATGAACTTTGCTGTCTTAAATAGAACACAAGTGTGGACATTTACGCAACTCTTACGGGATCAAATGTTGATATACGCAAAAAGACACAAGTCTGTTCATTCTAGACGCAATATGTATTACGTTTGGTTAGCAAACTGTTTTAGGCGCCAGACGTTTGACATTGCTACTGCTCATAGCGTATTAATGTACCTCGGAGGCACAATTTTAAGAATTTTGAAGGATTGTAAGGACCCGCACGAGATATGCTTTGAAATATTGAGCGCGCGCCATAGATTGTGATTTAAACAGGTCAGGATATCATAGAGTATACCAAGCGCGTTAGAAATGTCATCTTCAGTTTCCCAGAGTAAGTCAAACAAGATGCCCAAGAAGACCGAGACCGTAGCCGCCCCCGCCACTGTAGCAGCTCCTGTAGCCGCCCCCGCTCGCAGCCGCAAGGCGCCCGCCCAGGCGTCTGTGGTAGTGCCCACCACTACGGAGGCGACCGTGACCCCTGTAGCCACGACGGTGGCCGCAACCGAGACTCGCAGCGCCGATGCGATCCTGACCGGTCTCCAGGAGACGCTCCGCACGCTCGCTTCCGAGCTCTCTACCCGTGTGCGCGCCGCAGTACACGATGCGCAGGAGGCGGTGAAGGCCATCAAGCGTGAGGCCCGTGATTCCAAGCGCCGCCGCAAGGTTGACCCCGCGACGCTGTCCCCCGAGGCCCGCGCTGCGTGGGAGGCTCGCCGTGCGAACAACGCCTTCCTCAAGGTGCGCCCCATCTCCGACGAGCTAGCCACCTTCATGGGTCTCCCTTCCAAGAGCCTCAAGAGCCAGACGGATGTGACGAAGTTTATCTCTGGGTACGTGAAGAGCCACAACTGCTTTGATCCTACCTTCAAGCGCCGCATCCTCCCCGACGCGAAGCTCGCCAAGCTCCTCCGTGTGACGGACAAGAACGAGGTGACCTACCTGAACCTCCAGAGCTTCCTGAAGGTGCACTTCCTCAAGCCGGCTGTAGCAACGGCGTAAATTTATTACGCTAATAATAAATGAGCATTCTAGGTTGGCTATGTCTTGCTCTGATAATAGCATATTGGGCGTGGGTCTTGATCACCGGGCATAAAATAGTAGATTGGACATTGCCGTTGGTTGTAACGTTGATTCTGGGAGTAGTAGTGGCATTCTCTGCTGCTGCTCCTCCTCCTCTAACCGGTGGAAGCAACATGGGCAAACTTCTGAAGGGAATGGGACTCTACTAAACAAATAGTAAACAAAATGAGTTGTTAAATAACACTTCATTTTGAAAACGAATTTGGGTTTTATAGATATTGAACATCAAACATGTTACCATGGATAAGATAATTTTCCAGAACTACTTGATTATGTTCAAGACAATGCAGAAATTCTCAAAGCATGTCATGGTAAAAGAGTACCAACTACATGGCCGGGTCTCTGATGAGACGTCGGAAATGCAACGCAAACTACATTCCATTCTTATGGAATCAGCAAAAAAACTCGTAGTCGCAAATTATTCGCGAGCCAGTAAATTTTCAAAGACTGATTCACCCGCGGCAATATTGATTGCGCACCTTGTTCAAACAATGAAGCATTGACAGGTATAAAATGGATTATTTTTGCCTTAAGGTAATATTGGCATACGATGGCAGATTTCAACATTGCTATTATGGGCGAACAAGCAAGTGGTAAGACAACCGCTGTTAGATTCTTAAAAGACCTACACCTCGAAAAGCGATACTTCAGGACATTCTCCGCAGAAGCACATCCATTCGAATACATCAAGGAGAAGGGGCGTTTGGTTGTTCTATGGGACATGCCACCTGAAAACTATGAGAAATACATGGGTAACATGGATGCCGCACTTTATATAACAAAAAAGAAGACGCCTCCTCCTCTCAATATCGGTCACGTTATAGTCAATAACAAGAACTATCAGATGGATCGTGAAACACTTCACCGGTCGCTGAAAACTCTATATGAAATAAATCTATAAAAACGGATTTTTAAAATACAGAATGGTGGACTTCAACAAAGAGAAAAAACAAAGAAAAGAATGATACCAGTTGCTCTCGCAATCATCGTTGTCGTAGCCACCGCTACACCTGCTACAATCGCCCTTGTCAGCGCCCACCTCAAGAAGAAGTTCAATAACCGCAAACCGACTGCTCTCCAGGAGTACATCGAGATGCTCGACTTGCTTCTCAAATTCGAGAAGGTGCTTGGGGAGAAGTACAAGACCGAGGAAGACATCCCGGTACCAGTGGTGGCAGCAGACAACCAACTTCGTCAACAACTCTACCAATTGTGGGATACTCTCACCGACATCCAGAAGGAACTCCACCCGCCACCGAAGGCGTTTGGACTTCGCAGGGTCGGAGTCAGCGTCTAAACCACATCGAAAAAGGGAGACCTTTTTTGATTAGAAAACGGATTTTAAATGTCTTAAGAAATGGCAGACACGTTCAGGATGCCACCGCCCCCTTGTTCTTTCTACAACAGCCCCAGTGGCTGCCGTTACCAAGAAAATGATTGCAAGCGTCCTCATGTACTTTATTGTACAAACCAATTGTGTGTTTCTGCCAACCGGTATATGACACACGCTTTCCGCGATTGCGGCCGCCCAGGCGGCGCTGCGCACTCACAATACATTGCTGCAAAGGCGCCCTCACTTTTGGGGCCCGCCTTCACTCCTGTTTCCGTACCTGTGGCCCCCGAGCCTACTGCTATGGAACTCATGAAGCGCCAGGCATGTGATCTCATCTACAAAAAGATAGAAGCCCTCCTCATCGAGACAAAGTTTGACATCGCAGAGCGCATGTTATTCGTACCAACGCCTGGAAAGGTGACCGGTATGTTTGCCGAAGCGCTTACGCTTTCAGACCTCTTCCGTCTTTTGGAGGACGATGACTTCTTCACGACTCAAGTGGCCGACGCCTTTGATGTCCTGTACACTAACTTTATCAAGACTGGCGCAATGTAATTGGTATCAAAGGATACATTTTTAAATGTTAATGTATGACATATCGGGTTGGCGAACATTTACAGTATACCGTTTTCACTTGTTCGTAAAACGCCATACTTGTCGTCCGCCCTCAATATGTTAACAATGTACCGTGGGACTTCATTCACTGAACAAGATGGTGCTTCAGAATGGAAAGGGAATGGGCGTATGTATTTTGCGGAAGTAGATTCAGAACTTGCTGGGTTGTTTCGTCTAGATGAAAGTAGAACGCATTACGGTCTATCTTCATTTGTTGTAAATCCTGATATGCGGGGAATGGGTGTCGGAGCCTCGATGTTAAAATCAATACAAAATCTCGATAAACCCGTATATCTGAATGTCAAGCAAGATAACCCTGCTATAAGTCTTTATAAAAGAAACATGTTTGAAATTTTAGAAACAAAGAATGGACGCCACCACATGAAGAGAAAAATGGAATCGTGAGATATTTAATAAGGATATCAAAGATGCCGAAGCGTACACGCGATGATACCGTTATCCGTACGAAGAAATACAGTCTCGGACAACGGGAACCTAATAAAAATCCAGAAGATTCTGGGGATGAAACTGGCAAGATCATCCGCGAGCCAGTACCTGAAGTAAAAATCATTGTACCAGCGTATAGCCCAGACATAGATGACGATTAAAAACGGATTCTAATTATATAGAATTTTTACCATCATCAAACCTAAAAATGTCAGACCGTTCTTTGAGCCCGCCTAACCGTCGTGCAACGACAAAGCCAGATCCATACTACGCTCCCCCACGCAATATCGTAAAGCAGCCAATCAGCGGATTGGACTTGCTTATCCGCGCTATTGGCATCACGGAGCCCATGTTCTATGGCCTGCTTAAGCACCCACAGAAGAAAAACATTTAACCCCCGCCGAAAGGCCTTTTTATTTCAGAAAGTTGATTTCAACACTCTGAAATGCAAGGAGTGGGGATTGAACCCACGCGTATTTCTACAGGAGTTCTTAAGACTCCCACCTTAACCACTCGGTCATCCTTGCGATTGCCCTTTATGTGAATCGAACACATGACCTACTGCTTACAAAGCAGGTGCTCTAACCACTGAGCTAAAAAGGCTTACGTCGTCTGGTTTTTTTGGTTTTTGGTTTCCAGGTTGTCCAACTTTTCTTTGTTTTATTCCATAAGTGTGGCTTGCATGTCTGGCAGTCTCCAACGTCTGGCGAACAGCAGTTCATTTGTATATAATTTAGGTTTGCCTTTTAGGAAACAAAACAAATATCCTAAAAGACTGGCGACTCGTGTAGGGATTGAACCTACGACTTTCCGGTTAACAGCCGGACGCTCTAACCACTGAGCTAACAAGTCAATTAGTCTCACCCAGAATCGAACTGGGATCTACGGTGTCAGAAACCGTTGTCCTAACCATTGGACTATGAAACTTTGGTAGACCGTATGGGGGTTGAACCCATGACTACCCGTTGATAAGACGGGTGCTCTACCACTGAGCTAACGGTCTATACATTTATAGGATATTTATTGTGTAAATGTTTTAACTTCATAGTCTGTCATTATGATTTCATTTGGAAGTTCCAAATATAGAATTGTACTAAAAAATGGGGTTACTCGTCCATCTAAAATGATAGCGCGTATCTTTGAATTATCTAGCAGAGTTCCTAATAGTTTATTGAATAGTTTTTGCTTTGACACGATATCTCTTACCTGAATACGACATTGTTTACCGTTCCATGCGCACATGTGTCCAGATTCACATACATCTTTCTTGGTAAACTGACCGCAAGGTTTACGTATTTTAGATAAGAATTCTATAGGTTGATCTATGGATACGAATTTGGTAGTTTCGGAAAACCAACGTTCAAGCGCAGGTTCCAGATCTTCTCTGCGTGGAGTATTTTCCAGAAGTGCTCGCTTCAACCTGGGATACTCATCCAAATCTTTCGATAACTGGAATATTAAAAACTCGTAAATTTCGGCAGAGTATGAGATTGATTTGTACCTTTCTGCGTGCTCCTTGTTCTCTTCTCCTAACGCAAGTTGGGTCTCTCCCTCCTTGATGATAGTTTGGATTACCTGTGAATTTTCGCCTTCACCCCTTTCTGGTTTTATTGCGACTCGTAATCCGCTACGTGTGAGAATCTCAACTCTGTTTCCTTTTCCATCGTGGAGGTCTTCAACCCATTCATAACCAGGAGCATCTTTTTGTGCGCGTTTCAGAATTGTTATCATATCGGCGTAAGAAGGGAGATCTGACATGTCGTGGTATCCAGATATGAGTTGTTTGTTTGTTGGAGGAATTGGAGTGTTCTGAAATGGTAGCAATAACTCTCCTGGCATATATAGCGCTTGTCCCCGACCGAATGGATCTAATACAATAGAATAATCATCTTCCGATATAGTGCTCATGAAATATACAGCGTCTGAAAAGGTGGGTATCTTTGTATTACAGGCCTCCGTACGTCTGCTAGTCAATTCATCATGAGTCCGTTCTTTGAATGGCTCTTCAAAAATGTTAGAACGGTACGTGAATTTCTTCTGCTCGCGTACTACGAAAGATAGACAATCTATGTCATTGCCTCTTTGTAGAATTATCGCACCACGAGTACCAACCTTCACCTGTGGAGTATAGAATGTACAACTCACTGCATTGGTATCCAAATTTATTCTGAACAAATCCAGTTTTAGCACGATAGCCGTGTACTCTAGTTCGTGTACCGGAGCAAGTGTACCATTTTGAAATGCTTCGTCAATACTTGAAATTGTCCTAGCCATATGTTTGCGAGACGTCTCGCATTTGGAGAATGGCTTCATATCGAGTTTGGATTCTATGTCTGCTATATGGGCATCTGACTGACCTGCCCAAGTTGCTACAAAGGAACATCGAAGTATACATGAGATCGCAGTGCGGGGAGATTGAACTGTTGTGTTTAATCCAAGTAGGATCGGTAGTCCTTCTGAAGGGCGGCCTATTCCAACTCTGAAAAATCCTGACATGCCAGTCTGAATGTGATTCGCAGACTTCAACGCAAGCGCATATGTCTCGTTCAAAAATAATGAGGATATCAAAGAAGCCGAAAGGTATGCTATACGGAGTGGGTTCAATTCTGTTTTTGTTTCGCCCATGATGTAATACTTACCCACGTTCTCACTCTTTTCCAACTTTACGCTTTGTGGATTCTTGTAGCAGCAAGGTAGATTACGTTTATTGATGGGAGACTTGTCATTTTTCAGACCAGGATAGATATGTCCTTTTGCTCTTGGTACAACTGGAAATTCACGTACATCTGATTTCACATTCTTTGGTCCGCGTATCTTTCCGTGGCATACCGGACACACCTTTTCGCCATCTACAACTTCTAACTGTGAATCCTTCAATGGGATCTTATCGTACATACACCAGTACTCTGGACACATTACCAGTCCATCTGGCTCACTCCATTTCATTGTTTGATTTTCCGGATATGTTTGAGGATCGAATTCAGACCCCTTCGTTACATCATCGACAATATCCTGAACTTCTGAATCGGATAATATAACTGGTTGGAGACTCTTTTCACATTTTTTAGGATACTTTGATGTCAAATGAAAGGTCTGTGGATCAAACTCTTCTAGACGACTGTTGAAGTAACTATGTAGACTGTCTTTCTTTTCTGTTGTACGAGGCTTCTCGATTTGTTTAGGCTCTTCTACTACTTCAGCGCCTTCTAGATACCCGAACAAATCTGAAAATTCAGTGTCAACAAAATCAGTTTGGAGAGTAGACACAACTGCTTCTGCTTTCTCGAGACGTTTTGGGCAAACTCTGTCAACGTCTTTCGATTTCGGGTCTGAAAGGATATATCGCAAGATATTCGCGTATTTCAGGTACCGTTCGATTGAATCAACTGAATTGACTCGTACTGACTTTGGACTTATAAGTAATTCTGGAAATCCCCTGAACTGACGAGATAGGAGATTAGGCTGTTCTTGTATTCTTTGATTTACATCTGCTAATAGACGCTTCGCTTCATCTGCCGAAATCTTCAATTCTTCTTCTACTTCAGATCCCCTGATAAAGGGATTCTCGCGTATAAGACTTACCACTTTCAGAAATCTGGGATTAATCTCATCTGTCGTATTGTCTGAACGCAGAAATCTGAATTTGACCTTATCAATTCTATTCTCTTCAAAAATACCAGTCAGACATCCTAATCGCAGAGTATTGAATTCGTCTAATGAATTCTTGTAGGACGCCTCGAAGTTTACATCTTGAAGTTCGACACGACACCCTGCTATATCAGACGTCTTGACAAAGGGAACAATCGCATCAAGGGTTTCAAACCATTTCAGAAGTTCATCGCGTAATTCATTGAGACTCTTGTTGTTCGTTGAGTCACGATACGCGGCAAATATGATATCCCGATGAGTTATGCTAATTCTGTCAAAAACCTCACGATCCTTCCCACGATACAATACCAAGGTTGGCCGATCTCTTGATGGTTTAGATTTAGCCCACCAAGCAGACCATACTGCGATATCTAAATACGGAGTTCTGCTCTTTGAAGATGTCTTAAAAAATTTATGACGAGATACATCTTTTCTATCGGTGAAAAAGGTTATACAAGGCGCATCTTCTGATACCGTAAGCCCATAAAATATCTGTTCAAATTTAGTTCGTACTGCGTCGCCAAAATCAGTGTCTACTAAATCAACACGCCAACTTGCTCGTAAAATATGAAGATTGGTGGGAGATGGTGGATCCAATGCTAATAAATCCTCTAGGTGTTTTGAGTTGTTATCCAGGGTCTTTATCTGGTCTTCTGTTAGACGAATTGGAGTACTGGACCGCAAGAATGGAAAATACGGACCACCGGCTCCTTCTTCAAACTCACGAACTATAAATCCTTGGACATCCTTGGTATCGTAAAAACTCAAAAACAATCTGCCTTCTTCGGGTATAGGATATTGTGCGCTGGGTATTCTACCTGCGGTTGCCATATCAAACTCCAATGGAAGACAGTACGATTTCAATGTCTCTACACCAAGAATTCTGTACTCTGCGAACTCTCCGCCTGGATCGTACAATCCCTGTAAGAAAGCAGGCTTCGACATCCATTCCTCCTTATCAATTTTCTTGTACGCTATGTTTACTGGGGGAACTCGCAGAGTAGAACAGTATTCGTGGAACGGCTCACGTTCGATTGGCATTCCATTCATAGACAGTCGGTTAAAGAGCGTCTCCCAATTGCGAGGGTCTTGTAGATAATAGTTTGTGGACAACTTGACACCAACCAATATGAATAATCGATTGTGGTGTATATCAACTGATTTAGCTATTTGCTGACGAACAATGTCTATTGTATCGTCGTCAAAGAATGATACTGGGCGTTGCTGCCCATTAAAGACTGCTGAAGTCTTAAACATCTTAATGTAGAACAGGTAAAAAGAATTCAAAATGGATTTCGTAGATTTGATAAAAATATACTAAGCAACAAGATGAAGTATCCTATTACCAAGTCTGAACTGAACAGCATGCGTGAGAGTTCAAAAGCAGCAGTACACCATAGTTTCATTATAGTACATTCTGACAACATCTCACGCGAAGTTATCAAGGCAGCACTGCGCGGAGACATAGAATTTAGCTATCCAATTTACCATAACGACCCGGAAGTGTTATTATGTGTGGAGAGAGAACTGATCAAGCGGTTTCCTGATTCAGATATTAAACTGTTAGGGATGTTCGTTCCAAACGTTTCAAGACTCATCGTAGTTAACTGGTCCTAAAGTGGAGTGTCTGTAATAGTCATTCCGCAATAGTGGACTGGATTTTTTGAATAGTTAACTGGTCGATAAATGCCCATCTGAATACAGTCATGTAATAACTTGCGCATATTTGTCCAGAACTCGGGAGTATGGCCGACCGAATATGTCATCAAATGTGCCATCTCGTGAATCAGTACGAACATAACCGTGTTTTCATCTATAAGCGGGTACGGCTTGGTTGTCTTGTCTCGCAAGCAAACGACTATTCGTTCCCCCTTATTTTCAGAATACGATGTACTGGAAGCGTCCAAATCGTTCTCCTCCAATACATCGGGATTAAAATTAGAAATCAACCGCTGATAGGGCTCATCATTACGATAGTTGATATCTTTGAACTTCTCTACAATTTTTATAAGGTTCCCACGTATACTTGCCATACGATCTGCTGCTTCTTGCTTATCCGGTAAATTTTGAACTTTGTACGTTCGTCCGTCAGAAGCCCGAACAGACACTGTATTTCGTGGTCCTTGTAGATATGTATACGCTAACACCAACCCGGTTCCTGCCAGTGCTACCGCCGAAATCATTATATAAAAACGGATTTTTTAAATCAAAAAGAAAGGATATTCGATAGCGTGGATGCCGCTACTCCGAAGACACATAACGTCAAGTCATCCCAATAAGCGATATGATGATTATAGTATCCGGACTTATGTCGTAAGACAAGGTTTAAATTAATCATGGAGGTCGGGCCTCTAGTTAAACTCCGCTCCAAGCACGCGCTTCACAGGCCGTCAGGTATTTTTTACGCCTCAAGGCCACGCTTGAATGGGTTAGACTCAATCGTGGTGTTCAGGAAGGGACCAACAGAGCCCTGGGGATTGGGCTGCTCGGAACGTACATCCCAAGACGCATTCCGGTTGGTCTGGGACACACCAGCAAGCGCCGTGTTAGTGTGGTAGCCAGCCTGGAGGAAGTTCTGGCCCTTCAAGTCGGCCATGCCGGCAGGGTTGACCGCGGCCCAGGAGGCGCCGATCTCACCCTTGGGGAGGAGCTCAGATGCAGACAGTACGGACTCGGAGTACGTGGACTGACCCGTAGACTTGCGAGACTGGAGGCTCTCCGTGGGCTGGGCATTGCCGCCCATACTATGCGTATCGGTCGCGTAGGGGCCTGATCCACTTTTAGGACCCATAGAGCCGAGAGAGTCAGCCAACTTGTCCATGCCCTCACCGACGGCACCCTTCATGGAACCGTACGAGTTTAGTAGGTAGAGAACCAGAGCCGCGCCTCCGACCAATAAAAGCACATTCTGGGTCTGCGATGTTTTGGCCATATTGTTTATGTTCAAACGAAGACAAAATTCCGATGAAAAAGGCAGTTATTGACTTTTTAGGGTCGCCGGACGTCCAGTTGTTTTTTGAACAGTCAGTTCTACAACCTCTTCTCGCGAAGGTATTTCAATATTTGTATCCCTACCTACTCGGCGTCATGCTTCTTTGGGGCATTATGTTTTTGTGTACCGTCGTGATTCTTGTCTTGTTGTTGAGAACCGGCCTTCCCGTACAGGTGGGGATACAGTAGTTCAACAAGCATCTGACGACTCATAGCATATACTTGCGGGTAATTTTTTGCCTTTGCCATCTCCTTGAGTTGAGCAATGCGCAACTTTTCAACTATGTATTGTTCTGGAAGTTCTTTCATGGAAAGCAGTTGGATCAATTCTGCCTTTCGCTTTACATAATAAAACTTAATACGCCTCGCCTTGGCCTCCTGTTTTAGTTCAGAATACTCCAGAAGATGATAATTCATCTTTATCACATACGACTTTCATGACTATAAAGGTTTCCGTTTTGAGTAATAAGAGATGATAGTGTTCATTGTGGCAACTGTCACTGCCATAATTGCCAGTTTTTACTATTTTGGTCAGAATCAGGTCAAATACTTAAAAGAACACTGGTCAGCATTAAGATGTAATCCACTGTACATGCCTCTAGCAGGATATGTTGGTACAGACGTGTTTACCAACTTCAATATGTGTGTCACGAAAAGTTTCCATGATTACGCAGGACTTTCTATGGACGGCATGAATTCTCAAATGGGAAGTGTATCCGATTCATTGGGCGCTATAGGTGGAGCGCTTTCGGATATGCGTGGAATGTTCGGAAACATCCGTAGCGGGTTTATGATGGTGTTTCAGATGGTCTTTGGAAAAATCCATAATCTTATGGCGAGTATGCAGTATTTGATGATTCGCATTCGCACCTTGATTGGGCGTATCGTAGGTGTCTTTGCGGCTCTTATCTACTCCTTCTACGCAGGAGAGCAAACTGGCGAATCAGTTTGGAAAGGACCTATTGGTGAAATTGTGCGTATTTTATAACCGGGTAAATTACAACATGAAGTACCCTCTCTTTTGGGCGGCACCGGTTATAACGGTTATCGGAATCTTGTTTTACCATGCGTACGGGAATATACGAAAACTAGAAGACAACTGGAGCGCCTACCGTTGTAACCCGATGTACATGCCATTTGCCGGTATGGTTGATCCTAAAACTGGAACCATGGGGAACTTTGACCACTGTATGGCGATGATGGGAAAGGAGGTTATGGGAAGTGTAGGAGATGCCTTGGGTTCTCAATTTTCTATCATAGAGGAGGCTCTAAAACTAATAGAAAATCCATTGTCTTTATTTCGTACGGTTATCACATCAATCCGTAAATTTGTTGTTAGCTTTGCGACTTCAACACTTGGCAAGGTAACCGGACCCATGAGCATGTTCGTGTACTATCTGAATAAGATCAATGACCTCTTCAGACGTATGGTTGGTGAAGGGTATATAGCAGTATTTTTAGGCGCAACGGCCGTAGGATTCATGGAAGGATTCGTATTACTGTGTTTCGCTGTCATCAAGGCATTTATTACTGGTATGCTTATCATATCATTCATTCTTGCGCTGTTTCAGCCAGAAATCCTTGCGATTGTATTAGTTGTAGCGGCCCTGTTAGGCGCTGCTGGCATATAAAATTCCAAGTAAGAAAGAAATGAAGGACACTATGAAAACAACTTTAGCAATAGTATTTTTCGTAGCAGCCATGGCTGTGGGATTCATGGCAAGCCGTGGAGTTGAGGGCTTTATGCAGCGCGACATTGGCATGCCTTTGAACGGTCCTGGCATGGGTCCCTACGATACGACGATGGGCGGTTG